GCGTGTCCCAATTCAAGTGCCACGTTTTCTGAAAAGGCCTTGACTTTGCTTCCTGCCGCATTCCAAGATATAGAGGCGTCGGCACCGTCCCCAAAAATAATCTTATCATCATCCTGAAATTCAAAATTCCCAGTGCCGTCAGCTACCAAAAACTTACTTGCTTGTGATTGACCTACATCAGTTAGGCCAAGTATAAATGGTGAGTATGACATAATTTATTCTCCCGTGAGTGAGGTTTTATAACAATAGATTATACACTAAGTTAAGAACCAGTTTGAATTATCTGAAATTAACGTTGTACTTTCATAAGTGTGGTACAGTGGAACCTGAGCCTGACCATCCACTGTTTGAGATCCGCTGGCAAGTAGAACGCCGGAGTTTGAACCGGCCTTTAACTTGATCATTATCTCCATCCCTCCTTTACCCACCGCTGTGGGGAGATGAACATTAATCGCCCCAGCCGTGGTGTCCAAAAATACAACATCAGAACTATCCAACATAGAAAACTCTGAGGTTACGTTGTTATATGTCCTGTGAGAACTAACCGTTGTCTGTGCCGTTGTTTGTGTCGTTCCGTCAGAAAATCGTATCGTTTCAAACGAACCAGTTCCTGCAACATCAAGCTCATATGAGGGAGAAGAGGTTAGTATGCCAACCTTGCCACCACTATCTACAACCGATAAGATTGTCCCAACAGAATCCTCCCATCTTTGCAGGTGTTCTGCCTGGAGAGCGGCACCCTGAACGGTAAGTACTGGGTAACTTGAGGTCTTGCCATCTATATAAACCCCAGTAGCCGAACTCGCTCTCAGTAAAACATGCGAATCGTGGTAAGTGAAAAGTCCAGCCGACGAAGACATCTCTGTGTAGTTGTTATCGTTAGAGACAATGCCAACAGCACCGTCCACCCCATAAACATATCCGTGGTCTGGGGAAGCTGATTTACTAGCCGGAGTGGACTTTAAGCCTAACTTCCATATGGGAGATGGGCTACTGTTAATGTGAAGGGCAACAGTCTTTTCGTTTACGCTATCTCTATACGCATGGATGAAGCATCCCGCGTCGTCTGTATTAACTATTGTGAGTAGCCCCGATGAAAGGACGTCGTCAGAAGTAGATAAACTATTGGCCTCTACGTGACCATCCACATCTAAAGAATTAGAGGATATTGAGTTGGCCGAGGCTGAAGTGGTGATTTCTAAGGAGTTGGCAGAGAGGACGTCGGTTATTGTTAAATCATCCTTAACAATTAGGTCGTCAAAAATGCCACTCTCAGCAAAAACCCCATTTATCCCACCTATGTTGTTACTTGGATCTTTGATGAAGGCTCGGTCTGCCGCCAAGGTGCAAAACACGATGGAGACTCCCTCTAGGGAAATTCTGGTTTGTCCTGATGAGCTTCTTAAGACGGTGTCTCGGGATAAGGAATTGGTAGATTGAGTATAGGTACCTATTCCCACTTCCCATCTAGAGAAGTTTTCAATGGTATAGTATGTAGTATGGCCGTCACCGATTCCAGCTAAGAAAGTCTGAAAGCCACTGTCCGCACCGCCTAGTGAGACGGAGCCCGTCCCCGTCGAGGCAGAAGTCTCTTTCACTCTGTCTGAAATTTTAAACATTTTTTACCTTAGCTTCCCCTTCCCTTAGCCCCCCTCGAATTTATACATCGAGATAGCTCCCCGTAAAGTATCGTTCTGATCCGTCCCCTCGAAGGCAGCAATTCTTTGTACGTCCAGCGAATGATCCGATGCATAGGAAAGGTGAAAACCTAAATTTGACCAATAGTTTGTTCCCCTGATTGTATCCCCGAGTTGCTCCCACTCATAGCCTTTTGTTAAGCTTCCGCTCCAAGTATAAAACCTTATGGCACCATGGTGGTTTTGCCCAGGGTTTTTTGTGGTGCCATTAACATTCTCTTCACGGGATGAAACGACAATGCTGTTGCCATCTGAACTAATATCACAATCAATCCCAAACTCACCATACGGGCCTTCTAATCTTTGTCCCCTAGCTACATATTGATTATCCGGTTCATAGTACTTGAACACTTGTGCCCACCCAGTAGCCTCTGTTTGCACTTTACCCCTAGTGCAGGAGACAATAATGTTGTTACCGCTCTTATCCATTTTTAAAACAGAAAGGTTACTGTTTGGACCTAGGAGTTTGGGGAGGCCCACGACTGGCCGCCGTTGAAAGGGGAAAAGTGCTCTGAGGTTGAAACGATTGGCACCTGTGAAGAAATTGGGTGATTTAGTAAATGCAGTACCGTCTGTGAAATCTCTTGCAATACTTTCTATATGCCAAATGGCAACATGGCCTGCATTATTTGTAGTATTTGCATCTCGGTAAGTGTAACCCACTACATCACCAGCGTTGTTGAGGCATAGGCTATTAGGTCTCCAATGGTTCATTGCCTCCTTGTTGTTCTCCGTGCTAAATATTTCGTGTATTGAGTTTGTAAACGGCACGTGGCCCAAGCCCCCAAAAGTTCTGAGAACACTGACTTTCCGGTTGTTGTCATGTGTACAGGGGGCAGACACCACAACGGTATCCCCATTTCCGTCAGTAGCTATCTGTGCCGTAGTAGCCAATTCGGATAATACTCCCAATCCCCCCACTCCGGCCCCTAGATCGTACTGCGAGGTCTGCCGTCTGCTGCAACTTCCGTCGACTTCGTTTGAATACGAGTTAATTAGGTAGCCGTAGTCGTGCTGAGTCGAACATAACAGGTGATTTTTATCTCTGAGGCCGTCATACTGGTAACCATAGGTTTCGTCAAATGTTAGTTTCGTTCCTTCCATAAACCAAAAACCCGCAGGTACGTCGGCACGAAAAGAATCGTCGGGGCCTCCGCAACCTGGTCTGGGAACGTCAGTACGAGTAGGGGCTATGGTATAGCCAATATTAGATTCGGCAGAAAACCCCTCGTGGGTAGAATAGTTGGTGATCTCTATGAACGGCCTGTCCTCAAAAAACCAGTGACTTGATTCTTGTAAACTTTCACGGGCCTCATTGCGGGTGTCGTAGTGCCTAGAATCTGGAGAGCCAACGACATAATGCTGAATTGAACCCTTGTTACTGGATGCCTGTTCCGATGAAACAAGAAGCCGTTGAAATCCGTACCAGCGTTGTTGTGTACCGGCAGCTTCTACACGCAGCTCCGGAACAACCATCGCGGAGCATAGCTTGAAAGGAGTCATTGGAGACCCGAATGCATTTGGTCCAGATGTGTCACCTGTACGGAACATGTCAAACCTAGAGATTATTAGTTTATCTTCTTGGTCTCCTACTTTACCGAGAGCCGGTCCTTCCTGTGTAAAATCATAATCGTCGTCGATAGTTGTCGTAAATTCTCTCTCCCAACCAGCCCAGGGTGCAGCATCTGCTCCCCCGTCCCACCTGGGGCCTTCGACATATTGATATAAATTAAACGACGTAGAATAAGCACTAAGATCGCTAAACCCATCCCCGTCAGTATCGCATGTGGCCTTGATTCTGAATTCTCTCGTATATGTATTAATACGGCAACCCTGAACATGCAACCCGCCGATATATGAATCTTTATCGATTCCAAAAGGCAACCGGCAGGTCTGAAAGGTCGTCTCGGTGAGTTGTATAAGCGTAGATAAGGTTTGTACTTCTGCATTTGGTTGGGCGATCTCGCCCTCTTCGTCCCGTAACTCCCCTTGATCTATGAACTCATCATCTTGACTGTCTCTAAATTGAAGAAAATATTTTATGTATGCGGATGGTGACGGGCTGTCATCGCTCTGTACGACTGTGGCGGCGTACTCAACGATGTGGTTGTGCGGGAGGATGATAACATTGCAGTCGGAACAAAGGTCGGAATCATTCTGGAAGTTAGTGGTTTCGTACTGTATGGTACATGTGCCAGCGTAATTGCCCTGATCATTGTCATCTAGGAAGGCACCCTCTGCTATGGAGAGTGTGAAGCCCTCCCCGACCTCGGAGTTGCTTACGGTTACGAGACCCTCAAATTGAAGAAGACCAGGAATGGTTGAATGGATCGCGGGTACACGGGAAACTGAACTTAATACAAACCCGGGCGTGATAGACCAATCACTAGCCTCAAGCAAAGAAGGATAAGTAACGGACCCTCCAGTGCCGAAAACAGGTTCTAACCAAGTGCCACCAGAAATAGTGAATCTAAATGTGATTTTAGTGGCATCTGTCTTTCCGTCACATCCAATTGAGGGGGCCGCGTTAAACTCGCCCCTCTGCTTCCCAATAAGGTCTCCTTCTCTGGATGAGAAGTGAATCCTAGGGTTTGGACGCCTCACCTCTTCTGGTGAGGCCATATAAATCTGAACGTAGCCAGAAGTGCGGGGTGCTAACGACCCCCAAGATCTTAGCGGCTCAGAAAAAACTAGGATGTTCCCAGCGACAACCTTGTCCACACAACCAGCACCTATGCCCTGCGTGATAACCTCTCCCCCTCTAGATATTAAGACGTCGGTTCCAAAATGCTCCACATCATCGATCCCCGACCGAAAAGCGTTGAACTCGGACTCCACCCACGTGTCATCAACCAGTCGCAGTGTCCTTACTAAACCCCTTTGCGGAGATAAGTGCGGTGTATAGTCACCGATTATTATCGTTTTTCTGTCCTCAGAAAATGCTATTGAGGGACTCTTGTGTTGACTGGTGACGGAGTCGGTAGACCATTCATGCCCTATTTGGGAAGTGCCGAGTGGTTTCAATGCATTCCCTCTCGGTATCGCATTACCCTGTTGGACCCACTTATCGATGGTCAACGTGTGTACACCCGTGTTGCTTTCATCGCCAAGTGGGCCTGAAGTAAAGGCAATCCCAGTTGATCCATCACTTGAAAGCTGGAAGGTATTTCCTGAAACGTTAATGACTTCGTAATCCACGCCATTCGTTAGGTTTTCAAACGGCCCCTCCACCAAATTGTTGTAACGAACCATGTCGCCATTTTGGAGGACGTGCCCAGGAATGGTAACCGTATTGGCATTGACATCTAAATCAGTGCCTGTGAATTGTTCACTAACTGTGTTATAATCATAGACATAGACCGAATTCATATCCATCACAGCTAGCCTAGGATAGGGGTTTAGGCTGGTATCCTTAGATAGGCAGACTGCATTACCGAAATAAGTGTCCATCGCCGCAACGACGGCATCGTAGTTACCTACGGCGGTGACGTAGTCTGCATCAGGAACCTTAGAAATCGTATTGCCAAACTGTACCCAGTCAGAACCATCGTATTTAAAAACCCTTACCGCACCATAGTTGTATCTATGCCGCCCGGCATCGTCGAGAGATTGGGTGCTTGTTGGATCGTACCTATATGTACTAATGGCAATATAATCAACATTGGCGTCAACACTGAAATACCTAGGGTAACCAGAGAGTTTTATTTCGTATTCGCTAACGAAGTCTCTGATTCCAGACCCACGCTGAACCCAAGAGGCTGAGTTTATGTCCCAGTCGTAGACGTGTACAAACCCACGATTACTATCGCCTGTAAAGTCATTTATCGTCTTTAGCGTCTGGGTAGAGTCTATGTTGGTGGAAACCACGACGGTGTTCCCGTCCCAAGAAATAGAGGCCATTGTGCCTATTTCTTGCCCCTCAGAGGAATCCACATCTATTGTACCGGTATCCCCTCTCTGCCTCCAAGTCGAGTCGTAGTTGTTCCAATCATAGACCCTCCACTCGCCGGTAGCCTTGCCCTCAATCTCAGTATCGGTAACCGTGTATCCGCCACCAAGATCATAGGTGAAGTCTAATGCAGTTCCGTTATCTGGGGTTCCAACTATAAGGGTACGACCATCGTCAGATAGGTCAATAGAAGCTCTGGTATGATCAATGCCAGCAATCGGGTCGTCAGTAAGGAAGCTGTCCACTAATTCATATTTGAAAATCAGGTTGCAGCGGCCAGGAGCGGGAAAATGATTTCTCTTATAGGTACAAATCTTAGCGGATCGTAGAGGAACGTTTGCCGGCAGCAAGTTAAGCTGTACGGGAACCAAAGCCAGTACGTGTTGAGAGGGGTTATTTGCGTCATCTGCCGTAATGTCAACTATTGATCCACCACTGTCCCGAAGTTGGAAGGTATTCGTAGTGGAGTTGTCGACTCGATAAAGAGACGTTGTATAGTAGCTCGTTAGGTGGTGTAGGTTGTCAAGCTCTGTGTCGATAGAACCAAACAGATTGGTCCGCTGGACGGCGTAACGAACTAACTCGTCGTCTACGAAACCGTGGTCAGCAATGGTAATAGTATCTGCATCGTGGTCTAGGGCAGACTTGGTGAATGATTGTATGTTAACTTTTACCGGCTCCTGTTCAACAACTACTATGGTGTCACCGTTGGCACTCATAGCGAGGTCCGCTCCAAATAGCTGGGAACCCCTCTCGCCCCGGTCGCCTACAGCCCCCAGAGTTTCCATCGAGGGTGGGGCGAGATTATGCAAATGCGTAAAAACGAAACCCGTCGTCGGCGTGGAGCCTAGGTCGGAGCTTTGGTCGGAGCTTTGGTCGGAGCTTTGGAGCACATTTTCTGTTGGATCGATTGAGAAACAGGCAGGATCACAGGGATCATCAACTACATACAGACCGTTAGGCTGTGTGGTAAAACTTAACGAAGAAGGATCGTCAATAATTGGGAGACACTCAAGTCCGCACAACTCAAGTAGCTCTTCCGAAGCTATACTATCGCAGCAATGCTCATAGGCGAACGGGCAAATAAAATCCTCGGCCTTATTATAATTGCTACGTTTTATCGCCTTTGGACGAATCGCTACCGACTCGCCACCAATTGATACAACCTGCCCCTCGGGAGGGCTCGCTAAATCTGCTATAAATTTTACATATGTGTCTTGGACCTCGCCATATCGCATGCTGCCAGAGTTATCTCTGAACACACTAACCTGTTTGGCCTCTTTCCATATCGTTCTAACTATGTCTCCGTCATCCTCATTAGCACCTGTAGTCTTTGGGCTATTGTTGACTATAGTTGTAATATATGAGAATACATCACTAGGGGTCGCGGTGCTTGTATCTCTTAGGATATATTCAGGTATATCATCCGTCCATGTCCCAGCCCCGCCACCTTGTTTTTCCAACGCAAGTGAATAACACCTATCCGAACCCGTGAAGGCTGGATATCCTGTATAATCCAGATTGCCATATCCTCCTGCTTCAACATCCATGATGAACAGAAGCCTATCCGGAAATGCTGCCAGATATTGAACAATCTTAGAGTTCATAGCTGTAGGATGTGGGCTTGACTCATCCATAAAGACAACCGCTATCACACCCCCACAATCTGTCACTGGGGGAAGATCGATGTCACCCGTATCGGTACAGCAGACATTGCAACGTGATGGTCTTCCCACCGCTAGCTCCTTTTTAGTAACTCTATAGCTGAGAACATCCAACCCAGATAGGTCTATATTCTGAACCAATTTTCTGGACAATAACGTAAGCACCAACCACGCCATATAAGTCTTTGTCTCTGTTGGTTATTGTGATCTGGTGCCCCAAGTATGCGTTGTCAACTAAGGGAGTGAGTTCGGCTGTCGAAGGTTCCGTAATACTCGTTGCTTCTATTAAGGCCGTGTATAATTTACCTTCTACTATATTAGATGTGCCCGCAGTGTCAAAATTACCATCACAATCTAAAGATGCCATCAGGTTACCATCGCAATACCAAGTCTGTATATAATCACCACCCCCAGTCCCATGGATACCGGCACTGCGTCTAACGGAGAGGGGTGCGTCTGGGTCAAGTATCGCATCGCCTATGGATAGTTTTCTATCTATGAGATCTCCAGCCAAGACCTTTTGTATTGCAATCTTATTGCGAAAACCTGGGTGATCAGCGTCTGCCGCGTGGAAGAGCCGGTCACTAATCGAAAGGTTGGCGGTTATTTCTATGTTCCCTATGGATTGTGTTCCGGTCATGCCAGCTAAGGCAAACTTACCAATACCTATAGATTCTTTAGAATTGGAAGCTTCACCAGCATTTAATCCTATGAAGACGGATTCATTAGCGTTGGAATTTTTACCAGCATCTTCGCCTATGTATACAGCGTGACTAATGTCGTCAGCATTATATCCAGCCCCGTGGCCTATAAATATAACTGGCTTGTCTTTATCTAGGAGGGAGTTAGAGGTGGTCGCGTTGGTTCCCGCGTCCGCACCAATAATGACCGCGTTTTTCCAACCGGCAGCATGCTGTGCTACGTCGCACCCAATCATAACGCTTCTACTTATACCGGCGACGTTAACATTAAGTTCAGCTTCTGGGTTTGCAATCAAAACATTGCAATTCTCCGCAATGCTGGATGTGCCACTACTCACATAGTCTGCCAAGCCTTGTAACGACATCTTACCGACATTTGAAGATGTTGTACCGTCAAGCTGAACTGCTATGAATGTGTTGTCAGTTTTAATATTACTGGAAACATTACCGGCAAGTTGCAATTCTGAGTAATCTAGCACATAAGCGTCTTTGTTTAATTCTGTAATAAAGTTCTTGCTTACACCAGATGTCCCAAAAGAGGGAACTAACCCGAACTCATTTAATCCAGATAAGGAGGTTCCGTCTTGAAATCTTATGGCACCCCTAAGTTTGAAATCCCCGTCTAGCTGGGCAAAGGGAGCACAGTCAATAGGTGTTGCATAGGTGGGGGTATTTGTTAAAACGCAGCCGTTGGGGTCAAGGGTGAATAGCGTACTAGTAAAGTTCTCAGAGTTTGAGAAATCGAACGAGAGAGGACTTTCGCCTTGGAAGTCTCCAGCCCTGTTGGCATCAGTGACGTTTATGACAGATTTGTCTGAACCGACATTTCTAATTGTTAGGTTAATATCATCGCCTTCTAAACAAAAGGTGGCTTTATTAACTGATACCTGTCTGTTAGTTGTGAGGCTTCCGGAAATTAGGGGTGTGTCACCTATACCAATCGCCAGAGTATCGTGTGGCGGTAATTGCGTATTGAATAAGTATCTACCAATTAAGATGCAGTCCTCCATCCCACCGAACTCGCCCTCTCCGCCAGTTGCGATCTCTGATCCAATTATGGTGTTTCTTTCTGCGGAAGTCCAGCCCGTCAAGCTCTTGGAGCCGACCACGGTATTGCTGTTTGAGTTAGATGGAGTTAACCCACTACCGGCATTACAGCCTATTAGGGTATTTAAATCTACATCGCCATCTTCCGAAAGATTAAATCCAGCACCCCATCCATAGTAGGTGTTAGCATTTTTGGTGCTATCATATGCCCTTGTTTGAGGGGTATACCATCCACCATAAGTATTGCAATTATGGCCAAATATGAGACCGTCGTCTGGAACAAGGGGAGAAATGTCCTGCTTTTTAATCAGATTGGTTTCGGTGCCATTGTCATCAACAAAAAATAGTGCCTGTGTGTGGGGGGAAATTTCCGTCCAAGGCTTAACGTATATCTTGCCATAATCGGAATTAATCGTAGGTTTACAGGACTGCTCATGCATGGATATAGTGCCGCTATCACACATGTCATCACACCAGTACGCAACCGTGAGGGGTGCATTGGGTGACCATAAACGCTCGTTATGTCGTCTTGTTACCCCGATACCAACATATCCACGTTCAGACATAGATATGTGCGAAAACTCCATCCCGCAACACCCACTAGATCGAATTAAAGAAAAATCGGCTACAACGAGGTCTGTCTCGGAGGTCACACACAAGTCCGTATAACCGTCGACGCCCGGCGTTGTTATAAAAGCATTATCATCTCCTGGGTCATACGAGATATGGAGGCCAGAAGCCCTCGTGTTCCCCGCACCAATCAGCTCGATACTACTTCGGTAGAATCTATTGGGACCACTGGAAAACCTAATGTTAGAATCTCCGGTGGCGTGGACGTTGAAAATAGTCTCGGGCAAGTAAGGGTCGGAACTCGCATCAGCGAGTTTTTTATTCGTGATGCCAACTAACCCAGACTGAGCGGGAGACCCGCCATTCCTCAGAACGGTCACAGCCTCAAATATTTCAGACTGGCCATTGTCTAAATGTATTGATAATCTATCTTTCATCTTTTTGTGTTCCTAGGCTATGAGATGTACGTGTAATCAAAATTAGCGGTCGTAGCATTTGAATTTCCAGCCGCATCGGTCACCCTCCCAGCGGCTATGCTAAACCCTACCGTACTGAAAGAATTTGCGGTGAAATTAAATGTCCACTGGTTGGTTTTACCGGGTGTTTGGGTAAAGTTAGAAATCGTTGCTGGTCCATTAATAGAGATGTCGCTTTCCACAAACCCAACAATACCTGCCTCGTCATTACCCAACCCGCCAGAGTTTTTCCAATCAAGCGTGACGGTCACAGGGTTCCCATCTGTTGTTCCATTATTAGAGACAGGGCCGTATGGGGGATCGACTAAAACCGTTACTGCCGCATAAGGTTTATCGGTTTCATAGTCCCACTGGAAATTAGTCGCTTCGATGTTGTTATTTCCATCTTCATCTTGGAAGATTCCGGCGGCGACACTCACCGTTGGTTGGCTTGGAGCAGAGTCTGCGGAAACAACCAGTGTATATGTGGTGTCGTTTAGTTTGACTAGACCGGAGGGGCCTTTGGTTCCCCCAGTAACCACTACGTCGTCGGTATTGAATATGGTTCCGTTGCCAACCGCCTCGGAGAGGGTGAAGATTAATTCTATCGTTTGTTTATTTGTGCTACCCTCATGTGACACGTCCCCAGAAGTTATTGTCACTGTGGGTGGATTACCCTCATTATAGTACATTGTGAACAAGGAGGATTGATTGCCATGTCCATCAGCATCTTGGAACATACTCTGTGGAACGTTGACTGAGACTTCCCCATCGATATCCGTGTTGCTTACGGTTAAGGTGCCCGTAAATACTAATCCATCCTGCGTAAGATCCCCTAACACTCCGTTCGTGACATGTACATCGCTGGTCTCAAACAAGGTTCCATTTCCAGCAGCTTCACTTAGAGTGAATGTAAATGTGTGGTCAATAGCGGTTGTATTTCCGTCATTGGAAACGCTAGGACTGACGCAAGCTATAGTAACCGTGGGAGAAACGATAGCACCGCCACCGCCTCCAGGTCCGTATCCAGGTCCGTAATCTCCGCCTCCACCGGGAGCTGGATAGCCAACATCGCCGCCACAAGAACTTGCTAACCCACCATTCAGGCACCCCTCAAGTATTGCGTCCATATCGTCATGATAAACAATAGAAAAGCCTCTAACAGTAGAGGTCAATTTAATTCTACTGGCAAACCTGTGTGCCACGGTTACGCCCGAATCAACAGTTGCATACTGACTAACGAAATCATACCCTACGGGGTTGCCATCTGATCCCAAGTGTGTGCCAGACCTAGAGATGAAGTTAACATCAGTTAATGTCGGATACCTGTTCTCAACATGTGGTTCTTGGCCAACTATGACTCTTTGTCCAGAGACGGCATAGGGTTCTATGAACACACCCATGCAACCGCTCTGGATAACGTTAGCTAGTTTGGTTCTTCCTAAGACCCTTTCTGTTATTAGCGATTTCCCACTGGGTATCTCTAGGGAGATATTTGATTCCCACCTACTCTGCGAGTACGCATTAGAGGCGTCTTTACCTAGGCATAACAATTCGTTATCTGGATATCTATATACAAAACGGTAATCTCTTCTGTAATCCACGCCACTTGAATGGGCTTCTATGCCCGCACCGTCAAGGGAAGAGTCGTTTAGAAAACCACAAACTGCGGAGTTGTGAAACCCATCGTCGTCCGGATCGCAAAAACCACTCGTGGCTAAATGAAGGGTTTTGCATTCATAAAGACAATGACTAATCTCGTGATAGACATAAGACTCGTCAAAGATACTGAGCTGACCGCTGATAACAACATCATTGAGATATGCGTCCCACTGAAGTTCTGGGTGTCCTAAAGCATACCGTTGGTGTTGGTTGGGTACTATATCCCCATATGATGTGATCCTAGCATCCGCAACATTATGTATAGCACCGGAGGGTGCTCCTCCAATGCCAATGTGTGCTCCAGAGAACATCACGTCATCAGTGTTTATTGATGACCACTTTCTTAGCGTGGTACCAAGAGAGGAGCCGTTGTGTATGGTTGGTGTGACATCGCCAGAAACTTGAAGCATACCAAAATCGTGAAGCTCATTTGTTCCAATTGCTAATCTGTGGCTAGTTGGATTAAGATCGCCAAACAGAAGTGGTGCCGGACCAGTGGTTACTGGATCTTCGTCAATGTCACACATTGATGCAGCATTTACATCGAACGACCCCAAGTAGAATCTATAATTGTCACCGTTTGTATGATAATAACCGGCACCGTGACCAATTGCTATATTAAGATTGCCTGCCTTATTGTTGTTTAATGAAAAACTGCCAACACCAATATTACCAGTACCAACTGTATTACCGGCTAGGGACTGGAACCCAGCCGCAGTGTTCCCCCTACCCATGAGGTTGCAAGAAAGAGAGTGAGATCCAAGGGCGGTATTTTCATACCCCGTGTAATTACCAAAAAGGGCAGAATACCCAAAGGCAGAGTTATCTACGGTCGTTCGATATGGCTGGTCTAACTTGTCAAGTGTGAGAAGCCCAGCTTTGGTGGATCTAGTTTCTGCTGAGGCAAAGTTATCAGCGGTTATTATCTGACCATCTAAGAAATTAACAACAGAATCTGTTAAGTCTATTAGAGTTGTTCTTAGATCTTCTGGAGAAATCTCTTGCCTAGAGTTATCAGGCAAAAGACCCTTCATCTTTTGTATATACTCTGTTTTGGAGAGGATCATTTTTTAACCCTATTTAAAACTTATTTAAAACTTATTTGTAGCGAAGATGTATCGAACTTGACGGTATCTCCCTGATAAATGATTCTTGGATTGTTTAATTGTGCATACATGAGGAGGTTTCCGGAACCAACCTGTCCTGAGTCACAAATAGCTATGCCTGAAACCCATCCCCAATCTTGAACGGCATTGTTAAACATAAAAGTGTCTCTATTTTTTATAACCCCGCTCCCAGCACTATAGTCATCAGGACTATGGGACCAAGCAACGTCGCCACTACGTGACCCAGGGGTGGTAGCGTCAGATTTAGGGTCACCTAACCACTTCCGGCTGTATCCGGTGGGTGTGCCATCTATTTCATCAGGCAGTTCGGGAATGGTTTCTCCAGAATCTGATTCTTTAGGTATCCCACTGCATAGTGCGATTGATATGCCACCCGGAGGAGTGAACGATTGACCTCTGAAAATATGGTGGAGCAAGCCAGACTCCAAATAATCGGATAAGGCTGTCATAAGGAATTCCCCTTCTAATAAAATCCTATTGTAAACGCGAATTACAATGTATTATACACAAAAAAAGAGCCACCCCCATAATATGAGGATGACTCTTCCTTGATAAGAAAGCAGCGGAGATCAGAATGATCCCAAGATAACTCTACGATTATCGAGAACGCCAAAACCAAGTTCAGCGAATCCATAGTATCCAGCTCGTTGCTGTCTATGGAGGGCGGGATCTTCAAATACTTCCAAATTCTGCTTCATCGGCATGACAAAGCTGTCGTTGGAAGACTGGTCAAGACCAATAACCAACTCAAGGTCAGAAGCTTCAACAGCACCACTAAGGCCGTTCACGAAGAACGTTTGGTACTCTTGACCTTCGCCAAGTTCATCGAGATCATGAAGGTTCACACCAAAGATGCGTGTGATTGGGGCACCACCCTCAGAGGCAGTGTAGATTTCTCGACGAGTCACTTCGTCAACCTGGTCAAGACCCCAGTTACGTACATCTTCCAGAGCTTCTGGAGACACGTAGAGGTCAGTAAGACGACCGCGATTCGAGGAACCGGTGTTCCCACCAGCATTACGACGCATGGTTGTTTGTAGAAGAGAGACGAGTCTCTTGCTAAACAATCCTGCGGTAGCATCGCCGTCATAGACCAAGATGTTACGATCAACACCTGCGGCAAGAATGGTGTGCCAGCCGTCATCATTCATTTTCTTAACGAATCCAGCTTCCATCACCTCTATAGCACGAGCAGCTATATCCCAACGAGCCTCACGAGCAAAACGCAGAAGATAATCAACTGAGCTTGTGATGCTATACGTTGGAATCGTGACATAATCGCTTTCCACCGCTCGTTCTGGAACGCGACCGTGACCTGGATTGGTATAGGCGACGTGTTCGCCTTCGAGTCCAGGAGAGATTAAGTCGAGTGGATACTCTGTGGAAGCACCGGGTTCGACATTAATAGTTTCAAAAATATCGCCAAGGATATTTCCGACCAAAACGCCCTTGCGTAAGGGCAATTCAAGTGCTTTGGCAAACTCACGTTGAGCTGAATAAGCCACATTCTGGTCATTATTGCCAGTTTTCTTCAAAAGTGAGATAAATTCTTCACTTGGTCTTTCTGTGTATGACATTGTTAATTCTCCTTTTTAAGGTTAAGACCTATTAAGCTACCGGGCCGTGATTAGGAAGGTTGATATAAACTTTGGCGTAACCGTCTGCGTCCTTGCGGGACATAAAACGACCAAGTGCCAAGTTTCCAGTGGCTTCCGCGTCGGCGGCGGAAACTCCAATCTCACCTAGCGTAGCGGAAGCATAGGCCACGTCACCTGCCTTCGGAGTGCCAGTAATCTGATCTGTTACAACCCAGCCGCGAGTCAAAACAGTAACTTTACCACCCAACTGAACCTCATCTTTGTATTGGTTTAGATGGGTTCGGGTGAGATCCTTATTAACAACATCGTTAAGAATGATTCCAGCCGGAACATCCGTGACGGCAGCCGTTTGTGCCGAAACAGTGTTTTCACCCTGATCCAAGCTAGCACCCGATGCACCAGCAAGAGCTGCTGCGTCTAAAAGGACAACCTGTCCTCTAACGCCAGTTGCTGACGAAAAGTAACTGATATCTGTTGATTCTTCATATCTATCTGCTTTAAGAGCCATTGTTATTCTCCTTTTATCATTTGAGAAAAAAATTATTTGGTATTGAGGACGTGAGTTTCAAACCAGTCAGCAATACTGGCCCTAGTTTGTTCGATTTCGTCCACTTCTTCGGACTCCACCAAGGTGGCTTCTGAAGACTCAAGATCTGCAAAAACCTCTTCTGTCACTTCTTCAGCTTCAGTTTCTTCAGATTTGACTTCCTCGTCCTTTTTGCCCTTTTTGTCCTTTTTGTCCTTTTTGTCTTCGTCCTTTTCGGGAGGCCACGCAGCCTTCTTTTTCATAAGGGCAACGACGGATTCAAAAGCTTCATCGCCTAGGGCGTCAAAACTGGTAAGAGACGCTTCTACATCTGCTTCGCTGATACCAGCTTCAATGAGGGCAGCTTTTCTCTTTTCCGTCTTCTCTTTTTGTTCCATCGCCTCTACAGTCTGAATGGCGTCTGCCAAATCGGTCTGAGAAGTTGCGAGCTGATCTTCAAGTTCGGCAACACGAGCTTGAGTGGACTTAATGAGTTCATTAAGTTCATCAATCTTAGCGTTACTTTGTCCAGCCTCTGTTTCAAAAGCTTCAATTGTAGATGCAAACTCTTTGTCTTTTGCGTCTTCAATCTTCACTTTAATAGCTTCGTTTTCGGCCTTTGCATCTGCAAGATCGGCCTGCACTTCAGCTAACTGCTTTTCTAAAAGCGTCGTATCGGACATGTTAAAATCTCCTACTATAGAAAGGTTAGAATTCATCTCTTGTACATTAAATTGGGCGGTGCTCTTGCTATTAAGTATAACACTTCGGGGGTTAGCCGGTCTAGAGACCAGACCCTTGCCAGAAAAGGCTATGTTGGATAAAGCACGCCCTATTTTATATCCCTCATACTCACCCGTTCCCCCGTAAGCTCGAAGGTGTTTCGTTAAGAACGCAGAATCTTCGCTTCTGGCTAATAACTTTGCCTCACCATCTGGGCCTTGAAGGGCATAATCAAATCCAGAAAAAAGACATTCCATAGAAACAAACCATTTGCCCTCCCGAATTTCGGAAATGATTTTTTGCATCCTCTCTCTGTTTTCTTCGTCGGTCCAACTGTTGTATAGGACGGCCTGAGTTATGATATCAAAATCTTCAGGCATGTCTGCACCATCAGCAACAGCTTTTCCGTCTTTAGTTAAGACATAGCTTCCGGTAATATGCCCGATGATATCATTTTCGTCGTGCATAAAGTTGAATTGCTTGTCTTCTGGCGTGCCTCTAGCGTCCCAAGTCGATTGAGCTAAAAACACGTCATCATTCTTGTTCCAGCCACATGAAACCAAAACAGATTCTAGGTAGTGTAAATCTATTTGGTCTTTGTTTTCCGCCATGATTTTTTCCAAAATGCTAGGATCGGAAATAACGTCTTTAGCGGTTTCTATGGCAGCTGTATTGATCTTTGCTTCAGAGCAATACGAAACACTGGCCGTACTCTTGACGAGTTCGCCAATGCCATCATCTATCTCTTTTGGGTAAATTTTTATTGTCATTTTTGAGCCTCACAGAATTATACACAAAAAATATTTTTTTCCGTAAAAAACCTTAAGTTAGGTGTAGAAAAACTCCACAAATGCACCGACGACCGCTTTCTTGTACCCATCCATGGTCATGGAGTCTAGTGATATTTGGTTAGTTTTTAAGCAGGTTTTAAAGCCTTTATTGGAAGATTTTTGACTAAGAGCCTTAAAAATAGATTCGTTGTCTACCTGCGACAGCGGGTCTAGTTTGGTAAGAACATCAATTTTAAGCCCTTCTAACTCTGAAGCTTCAGTCTTGGTCAGCTGCCTCATGTTTGACTTCCCCCTAGTCCCGAGGTAGGCCTTAGAGAGCACGGACAGGGAATCAAAAGTAGATGATGCCCAGACGATCATGTCTGCTAATCCAGGCTTCGATTTGGGGGTTTCAACCCTTTTCTTTCTAGGCCCCTCGTCTTTTTTGAATGGTGGCCTACCGTTATCATTGTCTTTAGGGCGTTTCTCTGTTGAGAGCTGTTCCTTCTCGTCCTCATTAATCTCAGACTGTTTATCCATCTTCTCAAGATCCTTCTTGTGGTTAGCGTTATGAAATGGGCTAGCCTTATCGGGCAGTCTTTCTTTGTCCCTATCTTTACTCTCTCGCTTGAGCCTCATCTTCTCTACAGAGGGTATCTCTTTGAATCTTTCTAGTATTGTTTCGTGACTAATGATGTCTCTATCCGCCAATTGAATAAGAAGGTTCTTTTCAGCGGCCTCGTCCGAAAGACTCATTTGGTCGAACGTCACATGTGCTGGCTTCCTGAAGCCCATCGCCTTCCTAACAAACTCAACCTCTTTTTGCCAGAATTTAGTGAGTTGATCTCTACCGTATTGCAATCGCTCAACTAGGGTCTTGAGAGATATGAAGTTATTCGTAAACCCTCCGCCATTACCAGCCATCCCCGTTAAGGTTGGGGGAACGCCTAGTCCAGCATAAATGCTGTTCAGGACAGAGGTATATTTTTCGGAGCCTAGGAATTTGTAGACTTGACTGTTGGACTCGGTATAGGTAAGCTCCGGACCCCAAACTAGCTCCATCGTACCTCCACCAACATTACTGGCCAATATGTTTCTAAGCTTATTGATAGCCGTTTTGTTGGGTAATATCTTGTGGTCCAAGCTACCAAGTGTCCACAGCCTAATATTAGAAATGGCTCCGTCGAGTGCGGATAAATCCGCTAAACGCATCTTTTCCAGCATAATGATATCGTCGAGTATAGCATACACTAGGGGGTGTGCCCACTGCTGCCAGTCGTCTTTCTTATAATAGAATACAGACAAACGCTCTGGATCTAGAGTTATCTTTTTGTCGCCACGCTTTATAGCCTGCTTGACATTTCTTGGAAGGGTCTCAAGAACCTTGGTTGGAATAGACCCATCTTTAAAGTTTTCAAAGAAAGAATTGGCAGTAAGCTGGAAGTTCTTTCTGCCTAGGAATAGGTTTACTTCTCCATCCTTCATGTCTATGGTTAACGGGTTAAAGAAGTTGTATCTCCAAGGAACTACGGAGCTTTCTATGTTCGGAAGTTCTAAGGTGATATCGTTACCAAGAGACTTGATATAAGTACTTATCTCGGGAGTAATGTTTGCAAAACTCTTATAAATGAATACTTGGCCAGTCCTGTAGAGGTTGTTTAAGAATCTCTCTGATCTCTCTTTTCCGTCAATTTTTCTAAACCATTGTTGAAAGAACTTCTCTACGCTCTTATTTTCATGAACAATACTTATGCCTTGGCTACCAAAATCCCCCATCAAATCAATAATATTTCGTACGATACCAACTTTATCATAAGCATCCATACACATCTTGATAATGCGTTTCTGCCTCTTTGGTATTTGCTCTTCTGGCCTAAAAGCATAATAATCTTGGTTAGTGTAACTAGGTCTTACGGACCTGTTTGGTTCTACATTGAGAAAATCCCTTTGAGATCCACGCGAGATTCCCTCGTATGACTCTATAGAGTCTGAGAACCTCTCAAAAGCCTTGGCTTTGCCGACATTGTCACCTTCATTCCAAGTTATAAAAGAGTCTTTTGACATTATTGGTTCCTATAAACAATTGGACTGTAATTGGATTGCTATTAGTTTATACACAAAAAACCTAATAAGCTCCATCAATACTGTCGGTGAACCAGCTGGGGCCAGAAAAGTCCTTTCCGTCAACCTTTAGGTCTTGAGAAATGGTGGCAAAACCCCCGTAGAAATTGTATATTGTGGCCTCCGGTAGTCTAGCTAGAGTTCTAGCGGACATGTTGGCCATGAGCAATGCCGAGTAACGGTCTTTCCTTAGTTTTCCCTTTTTACCCGTTCCTATGACGGTCTCGGGGGTGTCCCATTTGTCTCTCCCCGTTGCTGTTTGGGTTATCTGAATCATAGTCAGCTCATCCTTTAGATCTTCTATTTCCATGACGCATTGTTCTAGTGTGTCATAGCTTCTGCCCTTTAATCCGTCCTCGACGTTTGCTATGCCTAAGCTTACAGAATCAAACATTGGGAACAGTAACGCCTTGTCTTCAAAGTCTTTTCTCATCCCGTGGTTTGCCTCAGATAACCAGTCGTACTTAGAAAACTGACACATCTCAAGGATATGCAAACCCCTGTGGTCGTCTGTGTCTTTTGGTTTATCTTCATCTATAGCTGGCCAGATAGGTAATTCACCCTCCCCTATCTTGTCGTTGTCGTGAAGTGACTCCATTACGGCAATGCCGCCGCCACCAGCATCCATGGCAATATGAACACACGGGAAGATTCGCATGAGGTCTCTTATCTTTCTAGCACAGTAGGCATAGAAATCGCTCTCGGACGAATAACCACTCTTGACTTTTTCTTTATGTTCAGATCTATTTGTCGTCCAACAGTGTACGATCCTTCTATGGTCTGCATTGCACTCTAGCACAACGATACTGAAGTTATCTACTTCAGATGCTGGATCAACCCCAAAGATGTACTTCTTGTCCATGCCGCCCCTGAGTTGTGCTTGGAAGCATATCTCTTCTCCTTTGGAGTCTTTTACGGAATCTGTATCACTGGTTACACAGCTCTCAAGAAGGGTACGCTTAAAGAACCCTTGGGAATCGCGTGTGAAGCACGCTCCAAACTCCATTTGATATATTCCGGCATGAACCGTTGCCTTCGACCTAGCGACCTGTGAGGCGTCCATGAAGCCCTCTGGTAGAAGCTCGTAAGGAACACGGATTATTGAGTAGTCTTTCCAGTCAAAATCTTTTGGTGGATCTTCGCCAAATATCTCCCTAAGTCTATTTAACCTGCCTCGACTTTGTATTATAGACTTCCATTTTTTCCAGTACTCTGCAAAATGGTTAAAGTCGTAGTACGCCGTTCCCGAAAGTATGATTTGATTGTTTTTTCTCTCTAGAACCGAATCGGAGTCTTCTTCTAACTCTACACCTAATTCTTTAGCTCTCTTCCTAGCTGCGATCTTTTTGACATTCTCTATGGGGTCAGAACTGACGGAGGCAAAACCGGCTACAACTGTTTCAAAGATATCTCGCGGAATTGATGCAAACTCATCAGATATGATATCGTTAGCACGTTGACCACGAATTTTCTGGCCATCGCCAAGTGGGAGGCAAGTTATTCTAGAGTTATTGATCCTCATCACGCAACGGTCAACATCTCGCCTCGGACCACTATTATGATCACACATGCTTCTCAGTATGGGGGAGTTGTTCCAGATTGTTTCCATATACTCAAAAAGAACCTTAGACTGTCGGAAGGCAGCACCCACAATAACCACTTTTCTCTCCGGCAATAACAAGGCCCTAATCATAGCGTATAATGACAAAATAAAGGATTTGCCGAAGCCACGACTAGCTATGAGCATGGGGAATCTTCTGTCCCACATTTCACACAAGAATAGTGCTTGAGACGGAAGAATGTTTATCTTGAAAACATGTTTGCACAAAAAAGAAAAATACTCTGGCCTAGTCATAAGCCAAAGCAACTTTAGGTGGAAGTCATCTTCGTTGAAATTGACAAGCTTGAAAGGATTAAATAGATTCTTATCCTGTATGTCTAAGTTTAGCCAAGCTTCATCTATGTTTTTTAATTTATTCATATAAGGTTACATTACTTCTTGGATTAATTCTCCACCGGAAACAACGGGGTGTGGTCTTCCTAGTTGGTCGTAGTGCATTTTTTCAGTATCTACACCCATTAGTGTAAGAATAGTTCTAAGCAAGTCTGGCACTGTAACGGGGGCGGTAATGGGAGCAGATGCATGTTCATCAGTTGCACCTATAACTTGTCCCGGTTTAATTCCACCACCCGCTAATATAATAGACTGAGCCATTGACCAATGATCTCGTCCAGCCATCGCATTAATTTTTGGAGTACGTCCCATCTCACCCATCATAACAACTAAGGTTTCATCTAAAAGGCCACTATTCTCTAAATCATTAATCAATGCACTAAATGCACGATCAGAAGGAGGTATTAAGTCTTTACCTAAACTTGGAAAGCAATTAAAATGTACGTCCCAACCGGGAGAGTCAACGCCAACAAATCTACAACCCGCTTCGACCAATCTACGTGCTAGCAATGCACATTGCCCTATTTGACTATATCCATATTCTTCTCGTTTTTTATCAGATTCTTTATGAATATTAAAAGCTTTTTTAGCTTCAGGAGAAGTAATTAAACTATATGCCCTCTCATAATATTCTGATAAAGTTTTAGCGGGTCCATGAAGACGACTTTTTTCTAAATCATCAATATCTGCTAACAATCTATCGCGTAACGCTTGGCGGCTAGCGGGAGCAGATGGCACTAGATCACGCACTGTAAAATCAGGTTGAGATGGATCGGCGTCAATAACAAAAGGGGCATGTTGTGCTCCATAGAATCCGGGTCCACCAGCAGCCATAGCGTGTGGTAAATTAATATATGGAGGAAGTGGCCCATTCTGTCCCAATGCACGAGACACGACAGATCCTAATGAGGGATAAGTTTCATTATTTGGTACTGGATTATTACCATCTGCAAATGAAGCTTTATGTCCCGTCATAACTAAATGATATCCTGTTGTATGACCATTGTCATTATGACTGTGACTACGTATAATTGTGTATTTATCAGCAATTTTTGAACATAATGGAAGATTCTCACTGAGAAAAGTTCCTGGAACATTTGTATTGATAGTTTTAAACGGTCCTCTATAATCACTAGGGGATTCGGGTTTGGGGTCAAACATATCCATGTGTGGAGGACCACCTTCCAAAAACAAAAAAATACAAGATTTAGCTTTAGCCGGTTTTCCTGAAGATGCGTTGGCTTGTAATTCTAACAATCGAGGCAATGTTAAGCCATTCATTAAACTTACGGCACCAAGTTTTAATGCAAATCTTCGTGAAATCCCATCACAATAATTATGATGATTATCATCAACCCATAATTTTAACATGTTTAAAAAATTACCTTTCCACTATTATTTGACATCGTCAATAGTCGGACACTTTCTTGTTTTTAATACGCAATCTGCAAAGCCATAAAAAACTGCTTCGTTCGGGTCTAGATACCAGTCTCCGTCCTTGAACTTTCTTTTTAAATAATTTTTAACCTTCTCCTCTGTAGTGTCGGAATACTGTTCCTTAAAGTACTTTCCTTTAATACAAGAATCGGAATATATATCTAACATCTTGTCCATCTGCCTCTTCTCAAGAGCCGCACCCTTCTGTACATCTAGATAGTTACCAGAGTACTCACTTGATCCGAAGTGGCACATGAAATATGAGTTTGGTGTCATAACTCTATTGTCGGCGGCCTGTAAAATTATGCTACCCATGGACTCGGCCTGTCCGTAGGCTATAATTGTGACATAAGATTCGCAAAGGAGTATAGAATCGTAGATAGCCATTCCGTCATTCCAGTTACCCCCTATACTGTTCATATGAATTAGTATGGGGTCTTTGGATAGGTTATCTAGCAGCCGTATGTTTTTATAGACCATAGCCACCATTTTGTGATCCACCCCAGGATCTTCCTCACTATTGGCAATGTAGCTGTGTAAGAATAGTTCTCTATTTTTAACATCTACACCGTGAGAATTGATATCTGAAATCATGTCAACATTTATTGTCACTTCTTCCTCCCAATAGAGTAGTATTCGTTTACACGTTTCAGTATACTGCTAACAACAAGTTTTGCGTTCTTCTTGCTGTCACAGAATATGACATGTATGTCATCATACATCTGAAACTCTATTAACATCTTAAGCATATACTTATTAGTTATTTTTAACGAATTCCAGTTTTCGTCTGGTATGTCTGACCCCTCAGGAAAACTCATAACGTCCTCTAGGGAGAATTCAAGGACGAGAAATTTAAAGGGGAACCCTTTCATTCTTTCTATCTCACGCATGAACCTGTGCTTATCTTTGCCTAGGTTGATAGCGAGTTCCGATATCCTACCCTTTCTTTCTATGCAAACCTTGTCCTCTAGGCCTTCTATTGAATAATCGCCGGTGTCTAATTTTCTAACCACCATGCCGCTGCAATCGTGGTATCTACTTGTGTACCTGTTGAATGTGTAGCCATCTTGTTCTCTGCTATCTTTTACTACTGTATACGACGGTGCTTTAGCCATGCTTTTTTCTCACTATTTCTGTAAACAATCTTTCATAAAAGTGCTCGTTGGATGTGACCTCCTTGTGGCACCTTGAACAGAGTGTAATTCCATTGTCCATTTCAAACCTTAGCATGGATGCTGAAGACCACTTTCTTATGTGATGCACCTGTAACCGTCGCTTGGTTTTACAATGTGGCATCTGGCACTTGTACTTATCTCTAGATAATACTCGCTTACGCCATTCGGCATACACTGGATCGTCGTAGTTTCTACGCATTAGATTGGATCACTCTAGTTATCCTAACATCATTTAATATATCCTTTAATAAAATTGCGGTGGAGGCTGTTTCTTTTTGTTTGAGTATCGTTTCTGAAAATCTACAAAATGTAAAATAACACGCATCGTCTGGATTGCTCGCCTCAGTGAACACGGTGGGTTGTACAGAATTAAATTCTCCTAACCTAAAGCCCTTTAAGCGGGACATAACCAGTGTCAGGTCTAGTGTTACTTTGTAAATTATCATTAATCTTGAATATCATGCTCCACCATCAGCTTTATAAGATCCTCGAAGGAGTACTTAGGTGTCCATCCCAAGGTGCTAGCGGCCTTTTTATTACATCCTCTTAAATAATCCACCTCGGCTGGTCTGTAAAACTCTGGGTCTTGAACCACGTAATCAGACCAGTTATCAATTCCTGCGTGTTTAAATGCTACGTCTAAGAACTCGCGAATAGTATGAGTTTTACCAGTGCAAATGACATAATCATCTGGACTTTCCTGCTGGAGCATCATCCACATGGCTTCCACGTAATCTCCCGCATACCCCCAATCTCTATAAGCTTCCAAGTTTCCTAGACGTAGCTTTGGAAACTCTGGATCGAATCCGCTTTTAACGAATTCGCCAATCCACTTTGTAATCTTTCTCGTAACGAATGCTTCGCCTCTACGCGGACCTTCGTGATTAAATAGGATTCCGGCACTCGCGTGTATACCATACCCTTCTCTTACTAGCCTAGTCATGTAGTGTGCGGCACACTTGGCTATCGCGTATGGTGATTGTGGTGAAAACTTGGTGTCTTCGTTTTGATATTTTTCTTCTTCGCCATGAAAAGCGGTGTTCATTCTAACATCAAAGCTTTTTCCATACATTTCACTGCTGCTAGCTTGGTAAAATCTGGTACCAATCATGTCTAAGTCAATCATGCTCTGTAAAATGTTAAGACAACCCTTTCCTGTAATATCCCAAGTAAGTGCTGGTTGTTTAAACGACACGGCGACGTGAGACTGAGCTGCTAGATTATAGATTTCATCTACATGAACGTATTCTTTAAGTATTCCTGAAACGCTAAAGGCGTCTGTTATGTCACCTTGAACCACTTTGAAATTCTCATTACTGAGGATATGTTTGATTCTACCTGTATTGTCAGTACTAGAACGCCTAGACACTCCAATAACACTGTAGTTTTTTTCCAAGAGTAAATCTGCAAGGTGGCTACCGTCCTGTCCGGTAACGCCAAAAATAATAGCTGTTTTCATTTGTCCTCTTCCTATTAGTCTTTAACTGTCTCGGGCGTTAAGAATGGTTGGTCGACCATCTCATCGGTAAATTTATGATATTCTGCTAATCTCCCCCTCTCTGTTTCCATCGCTAGTCTCATTTTTTCCATTTCGATACCATACTCATTTGTTACTTCCGGATTAGCTATGAGATAGCTCATCCAACTTGTAAAATTCTGTTTGCTGTCTTCCAATCGCTTGACCCGCTGTTCTCTGGTCGCTTTCATTTCCTTTAGCATCGAGTTCTTCTTTGTTTGAAGTTCACGATAGTCTCTATTGAGTGATTCCTGTGACGCCTTCAGAGAGGCCACCTGACGCTCCATATTAAAGAGGTAGTCTGTATCCATCTGATCTGGATCATGTGCCCTCTCAGTCGAAATGAGAGCCTCTAGAGCGGCAATCTGCTCTATGTTGTCCTTATTATGTTTAAGAGATCTATTCATGAGCAATTCAAGCTTGATGAGATCAACAACTTGCAATTCTTCAGTTGGTATAACATCATCTTTGAACTGTGAAATAATCCTAGCCCAGTGGTATTGGAATAATTTTAACTCTTCTTCTGTGAATTGCTGTTTTAATTCTGACCAATATGGCCTAAAGGTTAAATCATACTTGGCTTTTTCGACATCTTCCTGCTCATCCATCCAAAATGGGTGCTCAAAGTCGCCCTTGGCAACTTTTTTCTTAATAAAACCGAGCACACTCTCGGGATCTCGGTCTAGTTCGGTTGCTATTCGGTTTGAACCGAATTCTAGGTTATCTTCTATGAAAGTTATCTCCTCTTTAGAGAATCGACCCTTCTTCATACCTATCTCCCTTGCGTATATTGTCTGAGGCCCATAATGGTTGCATATTTGTGTGGCTCCAAGCAGCATGTAATTGTTCTTCTCTGTCTGGACCGGTAAAATCAAATGAAGAAAGTGGACGAATGTGATCAACATGCCATTCACCATGATTCTCCCGCGTCATCCCCTCTGTAAACTGCCCCTCTAAATAATCCATTAGTTCTTTAGGCGTTAACCCAATATAATCAAAAGTGCGGGAGTTTTTCTGTTTTCCAGAGAGACACTTCCACAGCCCACTTCTCATATTAGATATTAATCTATAAACGGGGTCTTCTTTTCGCCGTTGTTTTCTCCACTTGTTATCAGATGCCCTACATTTCTCTGGGTTTTCTTTACGCCACTTGTTTACAGCTGCCGCTGCTTTCTCTGGATTTTCTTCACGCCACCGTTTCATGCGTTTGCTTGCACAATCCTTACACTCTGTCTTAAGCCCACCTTTTACACGTGATACAGAGCAGATTTTACTTCGACTTTTTTCCCGATAAAAATATTCCGTCGTTGCTGGTTTTTCTTCACCGCACGTTATGCATTTCCTCAAATCACCCTTCATGATATCCGTGCTCCCCTAAAATAGCCACTATCAAGTCAATAATCTCCTCGCGGCGTTGTTTTGTAATATAAACGTCGTTGATCATCTTAAGGTAGTCCATCCTCATGTGGGCAGGAAGGTATTTATTAATAGCATTTACCATTTCCTCTTTCTGCATGTGATCATATGAGGTAGAAAATTTGTTAGCCGTGTCAACGATGCGGTCTTCGTATTCTAACTGGGCCGGTTGGCATACTTTTTGTCTATCTGAGTTCTCAGATCCTAAAAAATGCTTGTCTCTAACGAAGTTTTTGAGTCGATTAGATAGATTGACACTGAGGAAGTTTTCCAAAGGGCGAATTCCATCATATCTATTAAGGGCTTCCATACATATAATAAAAGATTCTTGTTTTATATCATCTACTGTATATCCATAAAAGGTATATCTAGGTGATATTCTGTTGCAGACAATATCTATTTGGTCAACAACCTGTGTTTCAGTCATTCCTTTGGGTATTTTCATATTAGTCCTCCCATTTTATAGTCCTCCACTCCGTTCCGTCGTATCCTTCAAACTTCTTGGATACTTCGTTGAAAATAATAGTTCCTTTTTTGGGTCTACCAGGTCTTGTTTTTAATGGTTTAATAGAAATAGGGCCAGTTGATATATTGGTACTGCTTCGAGAGATATATTTTACCAGTTCTTGTGGTGTAATCTGAGTTATGTGACCTTTTGAAGAGAATAAAATACCTTCTTCGGTTAATTTTACATAACCACCATGGTATGCAAGGGCATTTCTAAAAAAATGAGAGTCTAGAGCAGAACTCTCAAAGGTAGATACAACTAAGGGGTCGTTTTCATGAAAGGTTTCCGTTAAGCCTTCGGATAAATGAGGAACTCTGCCAATACCACTATTTTCAATAAAGAGGGATTGTTCTCTTTCTAGTGTATAGACCTCATCTTTTAGGATTAATCTGCCTATCCCGACCTCTGATTGAGGTAGGGCCTCGTCTTCACTAGGGCAATAACATGTAATAGAGTATATAAACTCAGTATCAACGCCTATAGTGTTGGGCAAGCAGTAATTTTGTATATCCTCGTACTTGTCATTAAATACTGGGTGCTTTGTTTCGTCAAAGCAGCAGCCATCTAAGATAATCTTCCCAGACGAGTACTTTGCTGGGCTAATCCCCCACGGTAATGTCTTGATTGTCGTCATTTATTAAGTCCTGTAGGTTTTTGTCTTCCTTCTTGAGATCTTCCGCTACGCCTTTTTCTAAAGATGCGGTAGCTTTACAACAAGTAACAGATTCACATTGAGTAGGATTGTCTTTACGTCCGTTTGGTTTCTCTGTCATGATTTTGTTTCCATGGTTTAAGTGCTAATGGATATTCTTCTTACTCTATTATACACAGAAGAGGGCAAAACTCCAAAATTTGTTTTGTAAAAACATGTAAAAACGACTAGAATAGAGTAGATCAATGGTTGAAAAGTGATCTGATTCAGTAAATATTCGTATAAAACCGTTAAATGGGGCTGTGGTATATCGAGTCCAAGTCCAACTGAATGAAGAGTGACCGGCGAGTTTCCAAGGACTCCAAGGTCAGGCAAAAATTGAATCTAGGCTCTGCGTTACCAACCAACCTAGTACTGTAAAGGCCGCAAGGCAAAAAAAATTGAGTAATAGAAAAGAAATAAGTACTTAAAGACCTGACTGCTCTTCAACCCAACCTAGTGCCTGTTGTATTCTTTACAGGTATAAATGGTCTTGGTGCGTACATTAGGGAGAAATAAATGACAAACAGACTGTGCAAGTTGTGTGGAGAGTGGAAACCGCTGTCCACTGAGTTCTTCCACCGCTTCAAAACTAGAAGTAAAAGTGGAGACGGGTGGCATGAGGGTTTTCGACATCAATGTAGAAAGTGTCGAGCCGCTCGTCAAGCCGCTCGTAACAAAAAAAAGTTGCAAGAGATGAAAGAGAACCCAGAGGAATACGAGAAGTTTCGCAAAAAAGAGACGAGGCGTCAGATGGATTGGCAGACAAAAAGGCGATACTGGAATCGTCCGCACAGAAGAATAGCTGAAAACCTGCGTAAAAGAATACGCAACGCGTTGAAACAAGCAAACGGGACGAAATCCGCACGCACATTGGAACTTTTGGGGTGCGATATTGAGTTTTTGAGGCAGCATTTGTCTAATCAATTCACTGAAGGTATGACTTGGGATAATTACGGCGAGTGGCACGTTGACCACATCAAGCCATGTGCAGCATTCGACCTGACGGACCCCGAACAGCAGCTACAATGTTTCCATTACACCAATCTGCAACCACTTTGGGCTATAGATAATCTATCTAAGAGTGACAAGTGGGAGGGGCAAATAGCAGCTTGTGGTTGCGGTGTGGAGCGATAAGGGGCGGTCTAATAATAAACATAATACTTAATGGTGAGGTTTAGGTAAGACAACCGTAGAGTTTGTTCCGTGTTGCGTCTGCACCACCTAGGGTTTTCTTGGTGAAAGGAGTAACCTTATCGTCGAAGATAAAACCGGGTCCCCCCGGACGCTCGTTTGTCAATAGGGGAAGTGCTAATTTTGTGATAAAAAAAAGATTGGGAAAGTTTGTGGTTTTTGGCTAATGTCTATTGACACATCATGCCGATAATGTATAATAGAGACATGACAAGCAACAACAACAACAGAGGAAACACAATGAACCATCACATCAATTCAATCTACTCGACAATGAATGGCGGTTATGATGCAGAGATCGACCGCACCGGTGCTGCCTATCGTATCATCATTCAACACCTTGGTGCAACGTATCTGCATTATTCTAGTACTGAGGATGGTTGCTACGATTATCTTTATAGTATTGTTCGATAGGGGTTGACAAGCAATTTGAATTCTGGTATAATACGAACATGACAAACAACAACAACAACAACGCAAAAGGAAACAACATGACCAACCAACGAAAAATCAGAAATGGCGTATCGGCTTCGCATAATCTAGTTGTGAAAGCCGATAGAGATGCGGTTATGGAGCTTCCCCGACTAAGTTTCTGGCTCAACTGGAATAGGGGTTGACAAGCAATTCAAATTGTGGTATAATAAGAACATGACAAACAACAACACAAAAGGAATGAAAGTTATGAATCTTGGAACTATGAACGGTTGGGTGAACGAGCCAACAGAATACACTAGCCACTTGGCTGAGTGTGGTACTGAACGGGAAACCGTTTCGTGTAATACTGTCAATGGTGTGATTACTCGCACGCCCACGATGGTACGCGTCTACAATGAGACGCGAAAGCAACTAGGCAACTGTTACAATGAGTACACTTGTAATGATTGCGGAATCAGCTACAAGGTTGATTCAAGTGGATAGGGTTTAACCCGCAAGCCTTGCCCTAGTCGCAAGCATAGCCAGCCGTGAGGCTATTCAAGATACCGGCATTTTTATTTTAGTACAGGGGAAAGATAAGATGATGAAAGAACTGAATCCAACAATCAAATGTCAAGACGGATTCACCATGTCTGTGCAGGGTAGTCAATTCAGCTACGCTCTACCCCGTGAAGATGATCCCACTGATGGCTATACTCACGTTGAGTGCGGGTTTCCTTCAAGCACGCCGGTTACCCCAGCACTACTTGACTATGCCGAGTACGGAAACAACGAAGGCATTTACCCCTATACACCGGTCGAGGTAGTACAGGCAGAGCTTGATGCACACGGTGGAATAGCTACGGGCTGCCTACCGTCTTAGCCTATCCAGTCGCCTAGGGGTGGTATTGGACTAGGTAGGGGTTGACAGGGGAGAGGTCCGGGGGGGCCCGGATATTTAATGAGCGTTTGGCACGCTATTAATCTACAATCGGGCTATCGGGGCAAGCACAACAAAATTCACAGATTTTTAAATCCTTATGACGTATAGACTTACGAAGGCACTAAATAATAATGACGATTGGCACGCTATTTGTGAAGCTCGCCATTCATCACTATGACAACACTAATTCCCACATTGAGACGAGCCAACCCTAATCATATCAACCACTTAGAGAAAGCGTTGTCCATATGACATCATTTGGCATATTCCAATATCAAAAAACGCCTTATATATAGCATATGCCGTTTGGCACGGAAAGTGCATTATATACTATATAGAAAACAACAACACTTAACAAAGGAAACCAAAATGACCAATGCAAGAAAAATCAGAACCTCGGTTGAGAATCATTCGGCCCATCGTGATTGCAACGGGCTGAAACTGCACAACAACGGAGTGTCGGCCTCTCATAAGCTAGTCGCGAAAGCTGATAGGGATGAGGTGATGGACCTTCCGCGACTAAGTTTCTGGCTCAAGTTGGATAAGCAAGATACGGAAAATGAGCAAGCTCGACAAGAGTTTGACGCTTGGATGGATGGGCAAATTGCGGAACAACGGGCATTTGAGGCCCACATTGACAGTTTGATAAGTTAGGAAAGTAACATGAGAATCGGATACCCAAAAAACCTGTTAAAGCTACAACGTGAATGTAACCAGAAATTGAAAACAGGGGTTGACAAGCAACCCGAACTAGGGTATAATGAAGGAATGAAAGAGAGAATCAAAAGCTCAACTGGAGCCGCAAGGCTAGGATTAAGAGTCACTGCATGAGAACGCTCAACTGGAGCCGCAAGGCTAGGATTAAGAGTCACTGCATGAGAACGCTCAACTGGAGCCGCAAGGCTAGGATTAAGAGTCACTGCATGAGCACAGGGCACAAAGGGTTGAAACCCGCAAGCCTAGCCCAAGTCGCTAGCATAGTTCAGGGTACTATTCAACAGCCCCAAAATACAATTTGAATTAGACCGGCCT